TCGTCGGATTCGGAAAAGGGCAAACCCTCAGACCAAATCCATGACGCGATTTTCACAGGTCGCGACAAGTATTGTCCCAATTGCGCCGTAGCGTCCTCATCTATGGAAAAAGTATTATCCATAAATCTTCCCATATCTAATGGGGAGGCTAGCTCTGCGTCATTAAATCGAATGATTTGCACACGCTCACTAGCGGAGACCACTTCCTCGGAAGCGGTCGGGGCGGCTACGACATCTGCTGATTGCAGGTCGTAACCGAAAATGATCTTTTTCAGCTGATCAGGCTTTTCTAAAATTGTGTTTGCAAGTTTGGTAAAACTCATATGAAATTCCGTAAACTCATTGGAACTTCGAGGTTTGTCAAATTGTGCATCAACCGACACATATGTAAATACATATTTTGGGGAACGCCCTGGTAGATGTCAACACACATCCATTACTAAAAGTTTACATTGACTTATACTAATAGCAGGTAACTATGTGTGCAGGATATATTTTGGTTTATATGGACTTTATATCAGAAGCCCGGAGTGCAACTTAGTTGCCTGAGCATAGAGCACAAACCCTATGATCAGAGTCTTCCTTATATTTGGTGATCATGTCATCCCAAATTGGAAAATCCCTCGTCATGTAGGGTTGTAACTCATTCTCAGCCACAATCTCAAGCATCATCTTCCGGCGCTTTTGGAACTCTTCTTTTCCATAGAAAAAGTATTCCATTAAGGCCGTCTGCATGATCTCAACACTGTGCTGCTCAATACAGAGTACTTGGCCAGGAATATGTTTTGTTAACATTTTCCCGATTGAGGAATGGTCCAGGATAGCCACATGTGATTGTAATTCTGGCTCAAACCGCCAAGCTCTCTTCAAAAAAGAAGCTTCAGAAATATCAATAAATGGTACAGATTCTGCCAATTTGTCTGCCATAGTGTATTTAACACCAATAGTAGCTAACCATGTTTGCAAAATTGTATGATCAAAATTGGTAACTGATCTATGAATACCCATGATGTTATCATCACCGTAGGTCATCACATTAACTTGTGACTTAAAGTCATTCAAGTTGTTACCAGCTAATTTCCAAGCATATCTCAGATAAAGAGAATTCACCAAACTATTAATAGTAACGGTCAATGGTTGTCCTGAAGGATTAGATCCAAAGAATTCAATCAAATCGCCGTTAAAATTAACAAGAGGAAAAGCAACATCGAAGGCAATTCCACGAATCACCTTGAGGTGGTTTTCCTTCCAACCTGCCTCTTGCAGTATCAAGATGATGACATCAAATGCCGCCAAAATGACTTGTGCGCACATATTCTTATCAAATTTAGAATAATCGCCAGCAACCATACG